GTCTAAGTTGTCTAAGTGAATAGAAACCGGAGACTTGAAATCATCATAGACAATTGATTCATTGGTGATGTCATCAATTGCCATTTCAGTTTCTGCATGAAGTGCCATCTCTCGGTACTTCAAGATCAGATCGTTTTCATTTCTAATGTTGCCGTCGAAGTCTACGAATGTGCCGTAGAAATTTCCGGATACATTAACAGCACCATCATCCCGATCAGGTGCCACAAACGAGAGTGGCTCTGATCGGGATGAAGTTTTCTTTGTTCCATTTCTTTCAATGGAAAACCCAAATAATTCCATAATGTAGATACCTTATATCAGGAGTCGGGATCGGTTACTGGTTCTGGTGGACCTACCTGTGATGAACCGTCCGTTGTGTTGGATGTCCAGTATTGATAGGTAAGAGTTACGGTGAATTCACCAACTGTTGTCGTCGCATCAGCTGAGAGATCAACCGAGGAGATGACTGATGGGAAACACCCAACAATGTTGTAAGTCTTAAGAGATTCGCCGTTTCTTCCTAGAGCAGTGACTGCCCAGTCTCTTAAGTAACCAGTTGAATCGGGATTCGCAAACTGTGGGAACCCGAGTGATCTGTTGCTTGCGAAAGAGTTGATCGAGTTGGACCATCTTTCAAATTTGTCTCTAAGATCAAAGTTATCCATGAGGACTGTGATTGTCCAGTCGTCGAATGATCTGTCACCGGGAAGTTTAATTGTTCTTCCACGGAAAGGTACTTCAACAGTTCCTAGATTGGACGCAGGAAGTTGGGCCGCACGGACCAAGAAGGAAGTCTGTTGATCTCCTCCTTCAAGTCCGATGTTGCCAGTAACTTCAAAGAGGTTAGTTCGATAACCTTGTCCTCTAAAGTTCTGTCGGAAATTTTCTATGCTAATCGCCATTTATTTTCTCCTTTACTTTATGTATAAGGTCATCCACCAACTTCGTTGAAGTCAACACCTGTTCTTGTGGCGATGAAGTTCAGTTGGATGAAGTTGATTGATCGTGCTGGTTTGATGAAGATGTCTGCTACGAACTCATTACGATCAATTACTTCTCCGGTGTTGTTTGATTCATCGCAAACAACCTTGAAGTCGATAATACCTCTTCGGGATTGTACTGTTCTTAAGAACGGAACAATTAGATTCTTGAACTGGTTTCGCGTGAAGGAGTCGTTAAGTTCGAAAAGTTGGAACTTAGCGGCAGTTGCGATTGCCTTCTCAAGAATGACGAAGAGACGGCGAACATTGATTCGGTCGAACGCGGAAGGTTTGGTCTGGAGAGTCTTATCTCCAAACAGAACTGTTCCTTGTCCGGGGAACGAAACGATTGGATTAACATTGTTCTTGTAGAGTTCATCTCTGTGTGACTTAGTTGGGTTGAATCCAGTTCGAACCACACCACGGAGTTGTCCGCGATTGAATCCGGCTGGTGAGAACCAAGGTTCTGAGATGACCTCTGTGCGTGCGACGAGACCAGCAACGTCTGCGTTGAATGGAATCGCACGAACGACATCGTTATATGGGTCAAGTTGATACTTGATGTTTCCGTCCATGACTGCGTATGAAGAACTCTTGTTGAACGCAGTTCTTCTATAATCAACGATGTTCTTGACAGCAGTTTCTGGTGCCTTGTCTTCTACGTCCTCGACTGGAGGCGAGAGGAAGACTACGCAGTCCTTTCTGGCGTCAGCGAGATCCACTAGCAATCCACTGAGTGCTGCGTTTGCACCACCACCGAGCAGGAGTGAAACGTCTACTGTTTCTGGATCCTCGAAGAGTGAGTATCCGTCAGTGTAGAGTGAACCACCACTGAGTCCTGCGTTGGTTGCATTACCACCTGCGAGTGACTTACCATAGAATCCCTTATCGAATCCTGTGATGTCACCTGCTTCATTTACTGTGTTGTATGAAGCAGTGAGTCCTGCACCCGGCGTGACCCCGGTGAGGTTGGTGTTTGCGTAGATGTATCTTGATGTTTCGTTAACTCTGTCCTTGTAGAAGTTGCCACCACCGTTGAAGGTCTTGGCATCTCTGGACTTCGAAACAAACTCAAACTTCTCAAGAATGGAACCCTTGTTTCCGGTCCAAAGACCATTTTCGTCAACGACCATGACGTTAAGTGCATCGTTCGATGCACCTCTTGATTCCATGAACTCGGTTGTGGTTGAAACTCTGGTGAACTCCTCGGAGTAGACGTTCTTGACTTCTAGTGTTACACCGAAGTCACCCGATGCTCTACCTGTGTATGCTGCTCTGAATGGCGGCTGAACAATAAGTGCAGTCGCTGCTGCCGAGGAACCGGGCCCTGTACTTCCCATTGCGGCTGCAATGCTGAAGAAGTCTCGGACTTCATCTGTTCCGGACATATAACCGACCACTCGGTGTTCTTGACCATCAGATGAGAACTTAATTGTGTCGCCCTTCGTGATGGTTACACTACCACCACCAGCGACATCCTTACCGACAAGACCAAGAGTGTTTCCATTTGCTGCAACATTTGTGTCTAAGTGTAGGTGTGTGATGCCAGAGGCACCATCAAAAACGTACACCTTTAGACTGTTGCCGAGATCGCCGGGATACTTCGCAATGAAGTCACCGCCGAGTGATGAGGAACCGTTAGGTGCAACGAAGGTTGCATCAAAATCTCTTCGGTTCTTGACCAGTGCAGCAGTTCCGTCTGTTGTTGAGTTCGTTGCCGCAGAATCAACAACACGAACAACCTGTAGGTTATTACCATAACCTAAAAAGTTGGCACATGTAAAGAATGAGGTATATACTTCTTTTTCGTTGTTTGGGTCACCAAAGATTCTGTTGAGAGTATTAGTGCTATCGACTAAAATTCTCTCGCCCACTGGACCCCACTGGAAGGTTCCAGCAAAACCTGCTGCTGTAGTTGCAACAGCTGGGACGATTAGAGTTAAATCTCTTTCGGTGATATTTACACCCGGACTGACTTGAAATCCCATATTTATTCTCCTAAGTTTACTTTATTAGTATTTAGAAAAACGAGACTTTTAGAAACCGTCATCAACGGTCCACATAGTACCATCATCATCAGTAAATTGGTTTTCATTTGATCCATCTGAAATAAATCCAAAAGGTAAAACATCCTCTTCAATTTGTTTCATCTTATCCTCAAAAAGTTTCGTCCTAGTATCTATGTTCATGAGTTCCTTGAAGTATGACTGGGTTGTCAACCATGAAAATATTACCAAACACATCACCAAATCATCATGGTGTCCATCATCGGCCTCGTAAGATTGCCGTTTTGATACAAAGGAGATCAATTCATTGATGGTATTGAGATCCTCTGTAATAAGTTGATCTCTTTCTATTAGACTCTTGAGACTCGCACACCCTAGTCTTTTCGTTACTGATGTAGTTCTGATCCCCAGTTGGGTGTCACCCTTGCCACCAAATCCACCCGAGAGGACTTGACCCTTTCTACCCCTGACATTTACCATCAATATGTTTTCATATTCCAAATCATTGTGGAGAATATCCACAACCTGTCCACCGATATCATTTATTTCTGTGAGAACATATGCTGTGTTGTATTGTCGGCCGATTGTGTCTATGACAGTCGGGAAGAGCATAGGTGGAATTTCGTTGTTTCTATACGTTGCAACTACTCTATATGGCATCTCGGTCACATCTACCACTGCAAACGCACTGTAGTCCTTTCCTGCTCCTCTGGCGACATCTACGCACATGGTGTAGATCCGGTCTGGTGTAGGTTCATTATAGATCCGGAGTCCTTCCTCTGTCTGATAGATCGGATTCTTATAGACTAAGGATTTTAGTTTGTGAGTAGAAATAAGAGTATTCGAAGATCCAATAAAGTCACATTCAAACTCCGTGAGGAATTGCTCCTCACTGGTGTTCTTAATCGTTTCTTCTTTCCATTTCGCATCTCGTCCCGGAACCTGATTCCAGTTTACTTCGATTGGGACGTATGTGTTTCTATCCTCTACGGCATCTGACCAGAAACGGTAAAACATGTTCAACCCCTTTGGAGTTGAAACAATAAGAACCTTTGTGGATTTACCAGATGA